TGCAAGGCGAGACTTTAAACAAGGAGTCACCCAAAGATGAATCTTAAAGATAAGGCGCAATTAGCATTAAGGGAAATGGAAAAAGCATATCACAACGATATGGAGTGTGGTGTAAGTAAATTAAGCAAGAAGGCAAGGGATGACTTTAAAGAAATTTATCCTGAGATTTCAATGGCTTATTCTTTTTCTATTACTTTTTTGAAAGAAATTGTTGAAGGAAAGTATGACACCTGAAGCAAAAGTCAAAAAGAAAGTTAAGATGGTATTAGATAATCTTGGCGCATATCATTTTTCCCCCATGACAGGTGGCTATGGTAATTCGGGTGTTCCCGACATAGTTGCTTGTTATGAGGGGTTCTTCTTAGGTATCGAGTGCAAGGCAGGGAAAGGTAAGCCTACTCTTCTTCAGTTAGATAATCTAAAGAGAATAGACGCATCAGGGGGGTATAGTGTTGTAGTTAATGAAAGTAATGTTGAACAGTTAAAGGAGTTAATACAGTCATGGGTAAATACAGTCGTGATAAGAACATAGATAAGATTGTTCGTGAGTTGTTAGTAGAAGGTTGGAGTCCGATCAGAAAGAAAGGTCATTGGCAATTAAAACCGCCGATGAGTGATAAGATTCAAACTGTGCCACTAACACCTAGCGATGGTAGAGCATATCTTAACTTTCGTAGTGATGTAAGAAGAATTAAGGAAGGAATGAAAAAGTGAAGGCAAAGCAAGAGTATGCAAAGTGGTGCGCCCTTGAACGAATGAACGAGGAGTCTCGATTTGGGACTGTGCAAGAGAAGGCTTATGTTGCAGGGTTCAAGAGAGCAGTTGAGTTAGTTGAAGAAATTCTTAAACGACAGGGAGAGCGTGATGAAAGTATTGATGCGGAAGTTTAAAACAGTTGAATCAGTTGAGCCAGTAAATAAAGAAGTCAAACCGCCTTTGGCTATTGAGAAGGGTTCTAGGTTTGTCTACAAGCGTGGTGCTGATGTAATGAAAGTATGGAAGAATCATGGGTTTGTTCCGCCTAGCGAGTATCGTAATGATTACTTGTTTAAGAAGAATCGTGAGGCAGGAAATGAATGAGTCTGATTTAAGAGATTGTTTTGCCATGTTCGCCTTGGTAGCATTGGCTGGGCATATCGTAGATAAAAGAATAAACCCAAAAGAAGTATGGGAAGTAGCCGATGCGATGCTTGAAGCCCGAAAAGAAACCGAAGAAGATGGCATTGTTGCTATTAGAAAGAGAGTGAGGAAGAAATGAATTCACCGACAGATGACATGGTAAATAGCCCACCGCACTACACCGCAGGGGGTATTGAAACAATCGACTTTATTGAAGCGAAAGAACTTGACTATTGTTTAGGAAATTGTGTAAAGTATATCTCTAGGGCAGGTAAAAAGAGTGAGAATAAATTGCAAGATTTGAATAAAGCTATGTGGTATCTGAAGCGTGCTATCAGTAATATAAGTTAATCCTTTTGGGGGGTATAGTCATTGGCTATGCTCCCCTTTTTTGTAGTTATACTTTTTGGAATTTTAGTGAGCATAATCACCTTAGACTTTGAGACCTACTATGACAAGGGTCTCGGTTTTAAAACTCAGACGACAGAAGAATATATTCGTGATCCACGCTTTGAAGTTATTGGTGTGGGTGTGAAGGTTAATGAGTCGGCGGCCGAGTGGGTTAGTGGCACTCGTGATGAGATATTTGCTTATCTGAAGAAGTTTGATTGGAAGAACTCGGCCTTGCTCTGTCATAACACGATGTTTGATGGGGCGGTGCTTAATTGGTTCTTTAAAATCTCCCCTGTTTTGTATTTAGATACCCTGTGCATGGCGAGAGCCGTTCACGGAGTTGAAGCAGGAGGGTCACTGGCATCGCTCTCCGCTAGGTATGGCATCGGGCAAAAAGGAACAGAGGTCGAGGATGCTTACGGAAAAAAGCGTTCAGACTTTGATGAAGCCGAACTTACACGCTATGGCGAATATTGCAAGAACGATGTTGAACTTACATACAAACTATATCAAATATTATCAAAAGATTTTCCATTAAACGAGATTAAGCTGATTGACATGACGCTGCGGATGTTTACGCACCCTGTGTTGGAAGTTGATAACTCCATGCTGATTGATAGGCTTGACGATTTGCGTGTAGAGAAACAGGAATTACTTTCTTCATTGATAGACCGTCTAGGTGTTACAGCTCCAGAAGATGTTCGGGTGGTCTTGGCTAGTAATAAAAAATTTGGAGAGTTACTAACCGAGTATGGGATTGAGCCACCCATGAAGGAAAGCAAGACCACAGGTAAGCAAACCCTAGCGCTGGCAAAGAATGATGAGGGCTTCATAGCCCTAACAGAACACGAAGACCCATTCATACAGGAACTATGCGCTGTCCGTCTTGGTACTAAGTCCACACTAGAGGAGAGCAGGATTGAGCGATTTATCGACATTGGTAAGCGAAACAGGGGAAGACTCCCAATCCCTCTCAAGTACTACGGAGCGCACACAGGTCGTTGGTCGGGTTCAGACAAGGTCAATTTTCAAAACCTTCCGAGCCGTGACAAGAAGAAAAAGACTCTTAAAAATGCGGTGGTTGCCCCCGAGGGCTACAAGGTTATCAACTGCGATTCGTCTCAGATTGAAGCACGAGTCCTCGCCTGGCTTTCGGGTCAGACCGACTTGGTTGAAGAGTTCAAAAATGGAGATGATGTTTACTCCTTATTTGCGACGGACATATATGAGAGACCAATCACCAAAGAAAACCCTGTTGAAAGGTTCGTGGGTAAGACTTGCATACTCGGACTGGGATATGGTACTGGGGCTCTCAAATTACAGCACACGCTCAAGACAACTCCGCCTAGCGTTATCTTAGATGAAGACGAATGTAAGCGCATCGTTAAGCTATACAGGGAAAAGAACGACAAGATTATTGAGTTGTGGGGCGACTGCGATGATGCGCTAGATGACTTGTTAAAGTGGACAAGAAAGGGCGACTATTTTTATTTAGGGGAGCACTCCTGCGTGCGGGTAAACCCCTATGGTATTATCCTGCCTAATCATCTTATGATTAAGTATCCTGATTTAGCATTAGATAATGGTAAATACACTTATAAGTCTCGTAAAGGTGAAGTATCTATTTGGGGTGGTTCGGTAGTAGAGAATGTTGTTCAAGCATTAGCTAGGATTATCGTTGGTGAACAAATGATTAAGCTTAACACGCGTTATCGCCCTGTTTTGACAGTGCATGATGCGGCGGTGTGTATCATCCCTGAAGATGAAGTTGATGAAGCTACTAAGTTTATAGTAGGTGTAATGTCTGAGCCGCCTGAGTGGGCAATGGGATTGCCTATTGCTTGTGAGGCTAAAGTTGCTAGTTCGTATGGGGAATGTTAATGGAAAAGATGTTTTGTCAGTCGTGTCAACAAATGAAACCTACAGAAAAAATGAAGTTAGTAATAGCAAAACGTAAAATTTGGAAGTGTATAGATTGCATTAAAAGAACTTCTGATGCGGTTTATGCTAGTAAAAAGGATAAACAGTGAAAAAAATATGTGTTGTTAACTTTTGGGAAGGTGCGTTCGATGGGGACTTCTTTGATTTTTTCTTTCGCAGTTGCTTTGATGATCTTACTTATACTAATAACCCACACGAGGCTGATCTCGTGGTTACTTCAGTATTTGGAAACGTGCAAACTGATCCAGCTAAAACGCTATCCTACATCGGTGAGAACATTCGCCCAAGTTACATTGGGTACAGCCATTCTTTGTCTTTTGACTATGATACTTACGGCGGTCGTAATCATCGCCTTCCACTATGGTATTCGAGGTTAGCGTGGGATGGCTTTGAACAAAAACCTCGGCGTGACAATCATCATAATCATGGCTTTGAACAATTAATCCCCATAAAAAGGATAATGAATCGCCGGCATCTTGACATAGGTGCTAAAGATAAGTTCTGCATCATGGTGGCTGGCAACCCTGAAGGTTTACGGATTAACTTGTACAACTCTCTGTCCAAATACGGACAAGTGGATGGGTATGGAAATATGTTTAATCGCCCATTAAGAAAGTCTAAGTTTGCAATCCTTCCTGAATATAAGTTTTGTTTATGTCCTGAAAATTCTGTATATGATGGTTATGTCACTGAAAAACTTATTGATGCGTACGCTGGTCTCACTGTTCCTATTTATAGTGGTACTTTATCTGTGGATTGCGACTTTAATGATAAAGCCTTCCTAAACTACATGAACACAAAAGACATGGAGTATTTTGTAAGCACAGTAGTAGAGTTAGACGAGAAGCTAGAATGGTACAAACATACATACGAACA